ATACACTTATACATAGCGTCTTCAGCTAGTTTTGGAACAACAATTTCAGCGTCAGTTCCTAGCCCGTCGCTTATATATTTTAGCACTATAGTTTTACCTGTGAGTCCATTACTGAAGTGTATTCTTCCTGTCTTTGGGTCTATGTAGAAATAACCGTTAACATTATTGTATTCTGGGTTTGAACCATATCTCATGCCTTGGTTCAAATCAAACCTATCAGTATCCCAATTGTAATCTTGTTCGTCAACATTTGTATTTGTTGTTGATTTAAAGTTATCCCAAGTTTTTGAATTAGCATTGGTATTTATTTGGCCAGTTGTTGCATTAAAAGAATAGTTTTCACCGTCTTGTATTATAGACGTAGGGTTTCCAGTTACTGATATAGGATATATAACGTGCTCAACACCACTTTTATCTGACCAACTCATTTTAACATAGTTAACATAATCTTGTGGTAGCATCATAGTTAAAGAAGGAGGGCAGACAATCTCTTGAGACTTTGTGGATTTAAAAGTATCATAACTTAACTCCTGTATTGCTCTTTGCGCGTAAAAAGCTATGTCAGATCTTTTTATTTTTGATATTATTTTATCTTCTCCTACATATGACATTAAAAAATTACTTATAATATCTTCAAGAGAAACAAAAGCGTAGTTACCAAAAGCAGATGGAGATTCTGTACTGTAATATTGTTGAGGTGTTTGATCTAGTAGTGCCATTTATTATTGTTTTTCTTGTTGTAAGGTTCTTTGCTCTTCTGAAACTGCAATTTGGTATATAGAAGGGTCTTTTATAGCTATACCCGCTAAACTTAAAATTTTCATAACTAAAGAAGTTTCTTCTGATTGGTGAAGTTCAAAGTTGGTTGAGTTAGAAGATAAATACAACGCCGCGTTGTTAACTAAACTGTAACCCCAAGACACGTCTATTGGTTTTCTAATGTAATTACACTTTATATCGTCTGAAGAAAAAGTTAAAGTTCTATTTCCACCAGCAGTAAAGTCGTTAGAAAGAGTTATTTTACTACCTATTATCGACAGTACAGTTGTACCGTCTGCAAGCGCGGAGTTTGAAACAGTCATACCTTCCTCTAAGTAAGAAAGACTATTTTCACTAAATGTTATTGGCGCATTAAAAGATAACGCGGCTGCTGGAAGTTGATTAAAAACAACAGTTGTAAAAAAGTTTATCGTTGTACCGTTGGTTGCGTTAGCATTTATTGTTGGTGGGAAAAAATAAACTACAGATCCTTGAACACCTGTGACTACAGACAAAGGTGAAAAAGCGTTAGCACCAGAGCTAACTATTAGTTGACCAATTTTTACATTTGTTGCTGACGAGACTTGCATTTCACTTGTCTCTGTAGCAATGTCACCTACGGTTGTTGGTTGTGATAATGGACCATGATCCACGCTAACAACTGTTGTTGGAGGTACTGTTAAAACATTAGTACCTGTTACTATTTGACCAACTTTTATAGATGCAGAGTTAGCGTTTGGGGTGAAAAATTGTGTTTTACTAGCTACTGCTTGACCAAAGCCAATTAATGGTGTAACACCTACGGCATTAAATTGATTAAACTGACCACCAAACTGAGACTGTCCAGTTTGAGAAGGTCTTAACACTGCTGCGTTATCATTTCCAGCATCTTCACCGTAAGGGTATATTTTTATTGTTGTTGCATTTTTTCTTATGTATATAGGCCTGTATTTTGTAGGCTTAGCTAAAGGAGTGGCTGATAAATAAGCGTACTCCTCTTCTGTCAATTGCTCAATCTCCGTGACGGATTGTTTTGATAACGTGTCGTTTGTCAAAGTATATCTCATAACCATACCTAACCTATAAACATCCGTTGGCAAAACACCATCGCCAAAATTATTAATTATAGTTATTGGCTGATGTCTTTTTTTAAATATAAACATTTTTTCTTCTAACAAAGGTATCATGTCAGAATATGTAGAGCTGTTACCAGGAAGTCTACCAAACTGGTTGTGGTCGTAGAAATATTGCTCAAAAATAGACATTTGAGCCTGGTTGGCAAATAGATTAAACTCTTGAGGAGTTATATATCCTCTTTGTTCTTTATTAGCTATAGCTAATACTCTTTGATATACTGTATCTACGTTTACTGCCATAATTTCTTTTTAATTTGTAGTTAGCAATCGCCCCGAAGAGCGACTGCTTCTACAAGGTTTTTACTTCAATTGTTTTTCAATAGTTTTATAAACCTCCATGCCTTCATCAGTTTTAAACCAAGCGGCTAAAGCTGAATATGGATGTTCATTGAATGGTATATTCATTAGCTTTCTACCGTTCGAACCCCAAGTAAATGTTCTTTGATCTTGTGATATATTTAATAAACCCATTTCAGTTGCTTTTATTCCAAAGTTTCTAAGCTGAATGTTATCATCTTTTAATAAATCTAAGAACAATTGAGGGTTTTGCTTAGCATATAACAGCGAATCTCTTTTAAGCTCCTTAGAACTCATCTCTGACACTGCTGAACCAAGTTCTACTCTCATAATAGCCTCCATCATATCTACATCAAGATTTCTAGCTGCTACTAAAGCATCAAGCTCTAAGTTTAAATCTTCTAACTCATCAGTTGCCTCTTTTACGGAGTTGTATTCGTAATACTTATTACCAATAGACTCGTGGTATAAAGATAGTATTTTTTGTAAAATAACGTTTTCTTTAGGAACAACTAAAACACCATCTCTAAATGTTACATGATCTAAAATAACATCACCTTTAAATTCATCTACAAAAGGAGTTAATTGATTTTTAGTAATTTTAACTTGCCTTTTATACCCTTTTTCTTTATCAAACCAATAAGAAGTTCCAGTTAGTGTGTGTGTTAAACCATGTGGTTCATTTTGTAAATACGTCCTATCTTTTATTTCCCATATTTCTTTTTTAGGTTTAGAAATTTCCTTAACCGTTACTACTTTTTCTATATGCTCATCTCCAGGATCTCCTTGGTACGAGTCTTTTGTTTTTGTTTTTGTTGCCATAATATAATATAATATAAATTAATAAAATAAAAGTACCGAGGCCGAAGCCCCGGTTCTTTTAGTGTTGTTATTATCTAGTAAATAACATGAAGTTGTTAGCTCCTTGAGTTACTAAACATCTTTCAGATAAATAATTAACTTCCATCACGTCAAGCTGTGAAGTTGTAGCTCCAACAGACCCAGTGATCCAAGTTTTTAATTTTCTGCTTTCAGTTTGAGAAGCTCTGTATCTAACATGTAAGAAAGGACGTCTTATGTTTTTACCCATTCCTTGGTCATAAACATTAGAAGTACCAGCTGGTACCATAAGACCTTCAATAGCCCCTGTTCCATCTCCAAAGTTACCACGTAAAGTGATATCATTTAGGTATTTCCAGTCAGACTTGTAAAAATCGTAAGTACCTCTTCTAAATCCTGTGAACCCTAAGTTAAGAGCCATTGATTCAGAATTGTTAAATAAACCAAATCCAGAACCAGTAACCGGAGCTACAGCAGAAAGCATATCGTCAAATTTAAGAGATAATTTTCTGTTTACCATAAGCATGTTTTCTTCAATAGCACCTTGCTTGTCAAATTCCTTAAGAATTAAATCAAAAGCAGCTAAAGCGTCAGCATTATTATCAGCAGCAACACCATCAATAGAGTTACCTCTTGATTTTACCGCAGCAAATAAACCTTCAGTACCAGATCTTACACCTAACTCGTCAAATACAGTGTTGGCAGTACCAGCAGTAGTTACAGAAGCGTTTAGCTCAGATTCAACACACATCATCTCTAAGTAGTCGTTAAAACGAGCATTAGTATCACCTTCTGCTTTTAAATACCATAAGTAACCGTTTTGTCCATCTTCACCAGAAACTTCAACCCAACCAATTTGAGAAGCATCAGAACCATTGATCTCATAAAGATCTTTCATGATAACTGGTCTGTTTTCAAAAGATTTAAAACTTGGAGTTATAGCTGAAGCTGGAGCACCAGTTCCTTTTTTGTATTCAGAACCAAAAACGAATCCTTTTACAGCACCAGCAACCATTACTACACCACCCGCTGTTGCTACTGTAGCTTTTGCGTAAGGCACTATAGCGTAAGTAGTGTCACTAGCAGTTGCCGTAACGTAACATTTTAGCTCACCTTTAGCTGCTTGATGTATAACTACAACATCTCCAACTCTAACACCTGTAGCGGCTGCTGTTGTTACTGTAGCTACTAAATTAGCCCCTGCACCTGCAAAACCCATAGTACCTGAAACATCTATATGTAGTCTACCTTGTTCTGACCAAACTACTTGATCTGAAGCCATTGCTTCTTCAGCGCCCATTCTTGATAAAAGACCTGAAATTGTTCTATTACCAAAAACTTCAGCTTCCGCATCCATTAATTCTGGTAAATATTGTTGAGCCCATCCGCTATTTCTTATATCTAAGAACGAACCTGCTGTTGTTTGTTTAACTGGAGCCGGTACTGAGTTCAGCAGGCCTCCAGGAGTAATTGTTGACATTTTTTATTTTTTTTAAATTATTATTTTGTTTTTTTAAATCCAAATTTAACAGGAGTGTCTTCAGTTAATACTCTAGCTTTAAAAGAACCACTAGTATTTTCATTTTTAAATGATTGTCTAGGATCCATATTTACGTTCTTGGCTTTTGCAACACTATTTTTTAAAGCATCTACTTTACCTTGTTCGTAAAAATGACTAGCAACTTTATCAGCATTCATAGCTGTAAATAAAGATTTATGATAACCCTTAGCATCTGACATTTCATTATTTTTATTCAAGAACTTCTTGACAAAATTATTAATATCACCTTGAGTTTCTTTAACCTCATCAGCATTGTTGATGTTAAACCTATACTGCTTATCGCCTACGTTATAATTAAAACCTTTGAATTTTTCATTAAAAACTTCTTGGGTTTTCATTTTAAAAGTATTGGTCTGTTGTTGTTGTAACTTTTGACTTTCTTTGTTGTCTTTGTTGTATCTATCAAAAAAATCCATTGCCTTTTGCTGATCAGGAGTCAACTTGCTCCCAGCTTTGATTTCCTCATAGTATTTAGACTTTTGCCCGTCTAAGTGGCTTTTAGCGTTGGCAACTTGCTCTTTTAACGCTATTTTTTTCTTTTTAATATCTCTTTCTTCATCAACTTCCTCGTCAAACGAGAATGAGTCTTCAATTAAGAATTCTATTTCGCTAGAATCTAAATGAGATTTTGTTTGTTTGTAGTACTCTCTAAGTATTGTCATATCATCATAATTAGAAAAATCTTGGTTAAGACGCACGTAATCTTCTAAGTCGCCTCCAGTTTCTTCCATAAAATCTATAACTTTCTGTAAATTTTCAGGTATTGCTTTACCAGTTTGTTGAGCTTCTATTTTAGCATCTTCTATTTCTTCTGTAAGTTCTTTTGCTTCTTCAACAACTTCTTCTTCAGTTACCTCTTCTAATACTGGTGTTTCTTCTTGTGCTTGTTCTTCCGACTGTACTTCTTCTTGTTTTTTTGTGGCATCGGCATTTTCATCGACTCCAGCCACTCCCTCGTCGACAGGGTTATCTTCTTTAATTTCATCTTCTTTTGGTTCTATTGGTTTGTTTAAATCTACTTTAATAACTTCTTCTACAGTTTCTTCTGGTTTTTTATTTAAATCTACTTTAGTTACTTCATCTTTTGTGTTTTCTGATGAAGTTATAGGTTTCATTTTTAATTTTCCTTCTTTTTCTTGTTTTGCCATAATATAATATAATAGTTAATAATTGTTTATCTAGGATCAAATGAACCTAAATCAAACCCGCCACCTATAGTATCATTACCTGCAGACTCAAAGTTTTTAGGTGCTTTACCGTTATTTCTTTGGTCAATCATTTCACTTTGTTGGGTTGCTTGAATTTTTGTTCTTTCGTCTTTTCTATCTTCCTTCTGTGTTTCTTTTGATTTAGCTACATCAGCTTCCATGGTTTTTAACTGCATGTTCATTTGAAACTCCATCTGCATAAGTTCTTTTTTGTACATTACTTCTTGAGCTTGTTTTTGAGCATCAAGTTGAGCTTTCATTTGCTCTAATTGACCTTCTGCTTGTGCCATAGCTTGTTGTTTTTGCATTTCCATTTGAGCAGAGGCTTGTTGAGCTTGTATATTAGCTTGCGATTGTGCTTGAATGTTTTGCTGTTGCATAGCTTGATCTTTAGCTAACTTTTTTTCTCTACGTATTTTTAACAACTGATTAGCTAGTTTAATATTTTTAATCTCTCTAAGATCAATAGCATCTGCAAGTTCTATAAGCTGCTGCTGTAAAGCCATTTGAATATTATTTTCAAGCATAGCTTTTTCTTCATCATCAGGAGTTAATTCTATAAATATACCAAAATCATAAAGATGTAATTCTTTTATTTCTTCAAGAGTTGCAACATTGTGAGCTCCTATAGCGTTTATAAAAGCTTCTTTAGCTGGAGAATACTCGATTATGTCAGATATTCTAAGAGAAAGTTGTTCCGCCACATCTTGTGTTATAAACAAACCAGCTTGGAGTATATGTCTTGTTGCTGTATTTGAATTTGCTGCTGCTAACTTTTGTACACCAACTAAAGCGTTTTTATCTGGCATACTACCATCTCTAGCTTCGTTTAAACCAGTTACATCTCTTATCATTTGTAAATAGTAATTATAATTACCTATAAGAGCTTGCATTTTTTGCCCGCCAGAACCTGATTGTATTTCTTGAATAGGCACTTTTCCTGGGTTCTGATCTCCTTCGGAAGTAAATGACCTACCAATAACAGAACCTGTTTGAAAAAACATATTTAAAGCTTCTTGTGGACTGTAGTTTGTACCATTACCTAAATCAACTTCAGCTAAACCATCAGCATCTAAATAAACACCGTCTGGAACCATGCGAGACAATACTTGTTGAAGTTTTAAATGTGTAAGCTGAATCATGTCAGCAAAGCCAGTTATTCTTTTTACCATTGAATCTATCTTGCCCTTATACATTCTAGGTGCAACAATAGAATAATTCATTTTAACTTTAGTATAATCGCTTTTAGGCCTAATCATATTTTCTGCTAATTGCCATTTTAAAAGTTTATCAGTGCCAAGTATCATAGCTCCTTCATACAAAACTTCAATTGCTTTGTCTAGTTTTGTAAAGTCACCGTCTAAATTCTCAGGTGGATTAAAAGTATCTGTTTTTGGTATTGCCTTTAAAGCTCCACTACTTGTAGATTTTATTTTATAAACTTCATTTTGATATGTTTTGAAATTAAAATACAAAACTTGAACCTGGTTTGGATCTATACCATTTCTACTTGAAACGTTATTACTATAGTTAGAAGTGTTGTATGTAGGATTTTTTATTATGTCATCTAATTCAGCAACAGTCATATCAGGAAATTGTTTAACCAATTCATTTATAGGAATGCTTTTCACCTCTCCAACATAATATATATCTTCAAAGTAAGGATCTTCAGTATATGAATACACGAGGTTTGCTGGATCAACATAATCTACAGTTACTCCTTCAGAGTTGTTGTAAGTGGTTTTAACACATCCAATTCCACAAACTGTTAAATCTCTATAAAATCTTTTCTTCGTAAGTTCATACCTATTTCCCTCTAGTAAAACGTTTAAAGCCTGCTCCTCTGCCATTTCAACAGCTTGCTTGTAAGTTAACTGCATGTGAAGTTGTAACTCTTCTTCTGTTTCTGGAAGAGTTTCGGGATCGTTTTTTCTAACATTAATACCCATGTTTTCCTCAATAAACGAAGCCAACTCTTTAGTACGCATATCAGCTAGTATATCGTCCATGTATTGAGTTCTTTTAGCAACCCCAAATGGATCTTGAGAAAAAGCTTTTATATCATAAGTTCTTTCTGATATGCCATTAACAACTATATCTACAAATTTAGATATGATAGGAACAGGCTTCCAGTCTAAATTAAGATAGGACAAATCACCATTAATAGATAACTCGTCCTTATATTTTTGTATTGACTGCTCTCCTCTAGCGTACAGTCTTAGTGAGTGGAAATTGTTTAACAAACTATCAAACTTGTTATTACCTCTGTTGGTAACAAACCACTCGTTCTCAACAGCTTTAGCCACCTTAAGCCCATACTCAAAACTTCTTTTTTCTTCGTCGCTAACAACTTGACTTGGGAAATAACTTCTTATAACTGCCTCTGCCATATTTATTTTATTATTTGTGATGTACTACCTCTATTAGTGTACTTTGCAATATTTATATTTAGTTTTGGTTTTTCTACTTTTGCATTTGGCCTATATAAATGTCTGTTGTTTGCCATTATGGCTAAACCAGAACTAATAGATGCGTCATGTTTTGTTCTTTTGTTTATATCAAACCTAGCCCAATCATTTAAAAGCTCATTGAAATAACAATCACCAAAAGAACCATCTTGTTTCATACCAACATGGTCGTTAATATACATTTCAATAGCAGCCGCATGAGCTTGTTTTATATCTTCGCTTGAGTTAGGTATTCCACCAACTTCTTTTTCTGCAACAGATAGCTTGTTCCAAATTTTATCAGGTCTGTTCATGCTAAAACCTCTATAACCACGTCTTCTAAAATAATACAGTAGGCGAGGTTTATTATTTTCTGCTAGTATAGGCATTCCGTAAAATACACATGCCATTAGAATGTCTTCAAAAAATATTTCTGCGGTTTGTGGTCTTGCTAGGTACTCTAGAAAAAAACTATTAGCTGGTGCATCTTCCATGCTAAACCTAGTCAAACCATGAAGCGCACCTTTAGAACCTACTCCATCTACAGTTCCGGATATATCGTATGAGTCACATCCAAAAGCCCCCATGTGTTCGTTACCAGGCCATTTAATTCCATTTTTTATAACAATACTGTTTTGTATTTCAACGCGAGGTGTCCAACTTATTTTAAACCTACCTTTAGGGTTTGGAACAAACATAACTTGAGTATCCTTTA